ACCGGAACGCCGAAGCCGAGATCTGCTGTGAGCGGTCAAGGTTCCCGCTGAAAATGTCAGCGTCGTCGAACATCCAGATCCGTTCGACGTACACAAAGGAACATGATGACTCTCATCGAACTTCTTCTTTCTCTTGGCCTGATCACCGACGAGCAGGCCGTCGTTTTGACGGCTGTCGCCGGCGACGACCTGACCGGCGTTGACACCGCTGCTCTCCAGGATGCCGCCGATCTTTTACATGACGTCGCCGATGTCGTGCTGGATCTCGGTTCCGGTGATCAGACCGACAGTCACATCACGGTGCTTGAGGGTGCCGCTGAGCTGTTGACGGCGATCGGCGGTGAGCAGGACACACGTGTTGAAGCGATCGAGGCCCGTTCAGCCCGGATCGCCGAGCTGGCCGACGGCATCCGCCCGGCTGAGCCCGAAATCGAGCCTGAACCCGAAATCGATGTCGAGGTTGTCGACGACGCCTCCAGCGACGAAGATTCGGATGGCGACGAGGGCGGCGAGCACGTCGACGAAACCGAAACGCCGGAGATCATCGAGGAACTCGTTCCGGTTCTCGCTGCGACACCACCCCGGGTTGGCCGTGTCGCCGCCCGGCGACCCACCGCTGCTATTCCGACGGCCCAACCCGACCCGCTATCGGATGACGTCGGATCGTGGGGCATGGTGGCTTCCGCGAATTCGCCGGGTTTCCCGGCTGGGGCACCGATCCGCAGCGAAGACGACCTCGCCGAAGCGTTCACATCGGCGTGGCATACCGCCGAGGCGTTCACGGGACCGGCCCAGAACGTCCGTGTCTTGTCGATGGGCGGAGGAGCCGACGCGGTCTACGGACCCGACCGGGTCCTCGGTGCTGATCCTTTCGCGAACACGCGGATGATTTCCGCCGCCCAGCAGGCCCGTCAGGGCTTGACGGCTTCGGGCGGCAACCCGGCACCAACCGAAAACCGGTACGACATTCCGGTGGTCGGATCCGAAGCCCGACCGGTCCGTGACTCGTTCCTGACCCGGTTCGGGGCGTCACGCGGCGGCGTCCGTGTCATCACCCCGTCACGCCTCGCGGCGGCGTCGGGCGCGGCGTCGGTGCACACCGACACCAACGACATCGCCGGGGCCACGAAATCGTTTGCGACGGTGACCGCCGGCGCCGAGCAGACACAGTTGGTCGACGCGATCGTGAAACGCCTCCAGTTCGGCGAATTCCAGGACCGTTACCTGCCGGAGCTCGTCGCGTCGTGGGTGAAGCTCGCTGCGGTCGCCCATGCCCGCCTCGCAGAGGAAACGTTGATCACGTCGATCGCTGCGGCAGGCACGAACGTGTCGGCAGGCGACGACATCCGGTCGGCGACCCGTGACATCCTGTCGCAGCTCGACCGGCTTGTCATCGCAGTCCGGTCCCGTGAACGCCTCGGCGCGGATTTCCCGTTCGACGTGCTGCTCCCTGATTGGGTATACGGCCTGATCCGTGTCGACCTGTCACGGCAGGACCCGGGCGGCGGGTCGTTCAACGACGAAGCACTCGCAGTGCAGGACGTCACCATCAACCGGTTCTTCCAGATCCGGAATCTGCATCCGGTCTGGTCGCCGGACATGCAAGAGTTCGGTGAGCAGGGCGTCGGAGCGATCCAGGGCTTCCCCGATACTGTCGTTGGCCATGTCGCCCCGGCTGGTGGTCACGTGTTCCTTGACGGCGGTTCGTTGAACCTCGGGATCGTCCGGGATTCGACGCTCAACAACACCAACGACCTGCAGATGTTCTCGGAAACGTTCGAGCAGCACATCTACCACCATCAGGTGCCTGCGTACCAGATCACGATGGATGTTGTGCCTTCGGGCATCACCGCCATCCCGACCGCGATCCCGAACGCCGCGGTCACCGGTTCCTGATCCCACGTCGGGTTGGGCGCAGATCCTCTAGCTGCGTCCAACCCGGCCCCCTACCCGTCACGGAGGCGAAATGGCAGCGAGATACCGGACAGTCGACGCGGCGCCGTCGCGGCCACCGCGTTATTCGCTGCTGGTTGCCGCCGCGATAATCGACGACGATCACCGTTTCGACGAAGGCATCCGGTGGCTTCCGGAATGGGTCGGCGACGGCCATGTCTCAGCGATCGACCCGTCGACCGGCAACACGGCCGCCCGGGCATCGTCGATTGCTGCTATCCCAGCGGAACTCACCGCCGACCCGATCTTGTTGTGGGCCGGGGAGAAAGCGTCGACGCTCGGGTCGTTCGGCCGTGACTATGTTGGTCGGGTACGCCGCAAGCTCGCAGCAACCGAATCGTTCCAAGCCGCGAAAGAACTTTGGGATGGGGCGGTCGGCACGCCCGCCGGTGCGACGCAACAATATTTCACGTCGCTGGCTTCGGATCGTCTCACAGCGGTCGGGACGCCGGTGCCGGTCGGGACGGCGTTCGCGGATCTCGAAGCCGGGCTGGCAGCCGGGCTGGCCGGGCAGCGAGGCATGATCCACACAACCCCGCAGGTCCTGTCGCTGGCGTATCAGGCCCGGGTTGTGGTCGACGCCGGGACCGCAGGGCAGCCGTTGTGGCTGACCCCGATGGGCCATGTCGTTGTCGCTGACGCCGGTTACAGCGGCGACGGTCCAGCCGGCGAGGTCGCTTCGACCGCATCGCAGTGGGTGATGGCGACAGCGATGGTGTCGGTGCGTCTCGGCCCGATTTCGATGAAACCCCGCGACGCGGCACTGCTCGAAGCAGTCGACTACGCCAACAACGATGTTGTGGTTCTCGCCGACCGGCCGTGTGTCCTGCAATGGGACGAGAATGTTCACTACGCCGCTGAGGTCAACGTCGGTATCCCGTTGATCGGCGGGGCAAGCTAAACGACCTAGGAGGTCACCGAAAATGGCTGAGCAGCCAGCACTACCCCAGGTCCACGGCATCCGGATGCGGATCGCGAACCTTGACCAGAACGGAGTGCCGACACCCGGTGTCGGGCAGCTCTACGTCACCGACGCGTTCACGAAGGTCGGGATCACCCCGGTGTACACCGACGGCAACGAGATCGAAACCAAAAACGCGCAGGGTGTCACATGCGTCAACTACCGGTCCGCGGACACGTTCAAACGGGCCGACATCGACATCGAACTGTGTTCCGTCGACCCGTATCTCGTCGCGATGCTGACCGGCGGGACAGTCCTGACCACCGGGACACCGATCAAAACCGGGTTTTCGTTGCCGGCGTTGGGTGCCGTGTCCGGTAACGGCGTGTCGATCGAAGTGTGGTCGCGTCGCGTCGATGACGGTGAGGAAGACACCGACAGCCCGTGGGGTCATTGGGTGTATCCGCGGGTCAAGAATCTTCGGATCGGCGATTGGGCCCACGACGACAACCCGAACCTGCCGAAGATCACCGGTCAAGCGTATGAGAACCCGAACTGGTTCGACGGGCCTCTCAACGACTGGACGGTCGCATCGACGAGGGTCGCGCAGTACATGCCGACGACGACGCTGCCGGTTGTGCAGGTCGGCTACTACGACATTGCTGCGTCGTGACCGGCTGAGCGATGACCGCCCCTGCCGTACAAACATCGGCGCCGTGGTGCACGATCACGGATCTCCCGGCGAAAGCCTCCGATGGCCGGTGGGAACTGGATCTGTCGGCGGGCGGCGAAATGGCCGACTGGATCCAGGTCGCGTCGGATGTCTTGTTCAATTTGACGCGGCGCCGCTGGCCGGGGGCGACGACAGTCACGATACGGCCGATGTCGAATCCGGGTCCGGCCGGCGGTGCACCGGCAACGGTCGGGGTCGACGGCGTCTCAGAGATCGTGTTGCCGAACCCGCCGGTCGTGTCGATCAGCCAGATCCTGATCGACGGGTCTGTCGTCGCGTCGTCGTTGTACCGGGTCGATGACTGGCGGCGTCTCGTCTACATTCCGACGGTAGGTGTGACACGTTCGGCGTGGCCTGCGTCGCAGGACCTCGACGCCCCAACCAGCGCGGCGGGAACATTCGCGGTGACATACGTTCACGGGACTCCGCCACCCGCGGGCGGCGTTAAGGCATGCGCGGAACTCGCAACCATGCTGGGGATCGGGGCGTCACCGAAACTGGCAGGCCAGGCCCGTCTACCAGACCGGATGTCGTCGGTGTCCCGTCAAGGCGTGTCGGCTCAGGTCGCCGATCCGTCGACGATGTTCACGGATGGTCAGACCGGTATCCCGGCTGTGGATCTGTGGGTCGCGTCGGTGAACTTCGGGGCGAAGCAGCGCCGGGGCCGTGTCTACCGGCTCGGGTCGCGTCGCAGCCGCCGAACCACCGCCCCGTAAATAACGTCTGCTACACTTGGGGTCTGCTAGAGGAGACACCGGATGCACGTCGCATATATTGGGAATTTTCGGGCCCCGCACAGCACAGAGAACCATGTGGCCCGGGCGATGCGAGCCGACGGCCACACCGTCTCAATGCTCCAAGAAGACGACACGGTGTCGTGGTCGTGGATCGCACGGCCGACAATGCCTGTCGACGTGCTCCTCTGGACACACACAGGCGGGTTCCCGCCCGGCGACGAAATCTGGCAACACGAGAATCTCAAATCGTTCCGGATATGGTCCGGAGCCCCGATCGTCGGTGTGCATCTCGACCGCTGGTGGGGACTACCACGCGAAACACAGATCACCGTCGACCGCAAAGCGTTCTTTCACACACCCGATGTCCTGTACACCGCCGACGGCGGACACGACCAGCGATGGGCTGATCAAGGGATCGTGCACCGCTGGTTCCCGCCGGGCATCTCAGCCCCCGAATGCGAACCCGGTATCAGATCCGGGCTCCTCGAATCGGATGTCGCGTTCGTCGGATCATGGCAAGGCGGCTACCACCCCGAATGGCCCCACCGACGGCAACTCGTCGACTGGCTCCAGGCGTCACCATTCAACGTCACATTCTGGCCACCACCCGGCCAACCTGCGATACGCGGCACGAAACTACGTGCCTTGTACGCCTCCACGAAAGTCGTGGTCGGCGATTCGTGCCTTGTCCCGTACCCCAACGGCGACCCGGTCTGCCGCTACTTTTCGGACCGGATCCCGGAAACTATCGGCCGTGGCGGCTACCTGATCCACCCGCGGGTGGCTGGGGTGACCGACGGGACGCTCTACACGGAGGGCGAACATCTCGGTTGTTGGGGGCTCGGCGACTGGGATGAGCTCGGATATCAGATCGAAACTGCGCTCCAGCATCCCGACCAGCGGGCCGCGGTGACGGCGGCAGGCCGGGCGCATGTCCTCGCCGATCACACGTACGAGGTCCGGATGCGGCGACTACTCGCTGAGGTCACCGCATGACCCGTGTGGTGTCGTGGTTCTCGGCCGGTGCCGCATCCGCGGTCGCCACGAAACTCGCACTGATCGAAGGCCCGGTCTCCGTCGTGTATATCGAGACCGGGGCAGAACATCCAGACAACGCGCGATTCGTTGTTGACTGCGCAGAATGGTTCGGTGTCGAGATCGAAACGATCAAGTCGGACAGGTACGAGTCGACGTGGGGGGTGTGGGAGAAACGACGGTTCCTGAATTCGCCAGCGGGAGCGCTCTGCACCGCTGAGTTGAAACGGCGGCCACGGTTTGCCTACCAACGAGGAGATGACCGGCAGGTGTTCGGATACACGGCGGAAGAATCCAGTCGTGCCGACCGGTTCCGGCATCAAAGTCCGGGGGTGGATCTATGGACTCCGCTGATCGACCGTGGACTGACAAAACCAGACTGCCTCGCGATGATCGATAGGGCGGGGATCAGGATTCCGGTCATGTACGAACTCGGCTATCGGAACAACAACTGCATCGGGTGCGTCAAAGGCGGGATGGGGTACTGGAACAAGATCCGTCGCGATTTCCCCGACGTGTTCGCACGGATGGCGTCGCTAGAGCGGGACATCGGGGCGTCGTGTATCCGGACGGATGGCGAGTCGGTATTTCTGGATTCGTTAGATCCCGATAGGGGCTTGTCGAGCGAGGAACCTGACATGAGCTGTTCGCTGTTGTGCGTACTCGCAGAGGACGAAGTGACATGATATGACGGTGTGCTGGCGACAGGGACAGGTCACCGGATGACCGATTACGGGGCTCTTTGGGATGCACAGTCAGCGACGCGCGAGGATGCGATGTGGGCGGCGTGGGCGAATCCGGGTGACGGCATCGAACACATGTTGGCCCGGATCGGCCCGGCGGTCGACATCGACGGTCCGGTCGGGTCGATCGGCTGCGGACCGGGACGGCTACTCGTACCGGTCGCTGCGAGGCGCGGAGACGTGTACGGCGTCGATATTTCCGGCCGGATGCTCGGCCATTGCGGCCACCGGCTTGCAGCGGCCGGTGGCCGGGCGAAACTCGGTTTGGTTGACGGCGACGGGTCGTTGCCGTGGTTCGACGGGTGGATGGCCGGGATCTGGTCGGTGCTCGCGTTCCAGCACATGCCCTCCGACACACAGCGCCGGTACGTGTACGAGGCGGCCAGGTGTCTGCGGCCCGGCGGGATGCTGGTTGTGCAGTGGACCCACAGGTCGCCGGAATCGGTTCTGTCGTTCTCAACGCCGGTCGATGTGATGACCGGCTGGTGCGAAGATGCCGGTTTTGTGACCGTGGATGTGGCCGCCGATGATCTATATCCGACGTGGCGTTGGGCCACTGCGACTAGAGGAGCATGACGATGCAACTGACGATCGATATTCCGGTCGGGACGGCACGCAAGGTTGAGGTGGTTGCCGGTGAGATCGCCGACCGGAAACGGTCTGGGCCGCAGACAAGGGTCATCGCGGCGGTCATGGCAGCGGTAGCGGAGGCGTTGCCCGGGTTTTTCGAGGCCGGCGATGATGTCACTGACCGGGCATCCGGGGAGCGTGCCGTAGTTGATTCGTTCGCGAACGGCGGTTCGATGGCGGTGATCCACGACGTCGACCATGGAAACTGGCGTGTCGTGTCCTGCGACGATCTCGTGTCCTATCATGCGTGACGTCGACATCAACGGCCGGTGGACGTTGACGCTCCCCGATGACCGTGCAGCCCAATGGGCGCAGTGGGGGGGCCGGTGGGAGGTTGAACGTCTCGACGCGACAGCCGCCGCGGTGCAGAGAGCCGAGGAACGTTCGACTGCCCCGCCGGTCGTCTACGACATCGGGGCGGAACGCGGCGACCTGCCGTGTCTGTGGGCGACCTGGGGCGCGCGTGTCGTACTGGTCGAACCGTCGGTAGGCATGTGGCCGACAATCCGTGCAATATTCGAAGCGAACAACATGGCGGAGCGGGTCGCAGGCTGTTTCGTCGGGTTCGCCGCCGATGCCATACCAGCATCTCGGCGGGCGTTGACAGCGGGGCCGTGGCCGTCCGCGACCCGGCAGGCTGCGATCACGGAACCCGGGTTCGGGCATCTCAACGAATCCGGCAGCCAGCCGGTATGCACGATCGACTGGCTGGCTGCCGAGCTCGACACGCCACCCGACATAATCACAGTCGACGTGGAAGGCTCCGAACTGGCGGTCATGCGAGGCGCCGCCCGGTGCCTCGACCAGCACCGGCCCGATGTCCTGATTTCGGTTCACCCCGATTTCATGGTCGACCGGTACCGGACATCGCCGGCGTTGCTCGGCGCCTACATGTCGGCTGCCGGGTATGTCGCCAGCCGTCTGGCGTGCGACCATGAGGAACACTTCATTTACATACCAGAGGAACGGTCGTGATGGATTTGCTCGACCGTTTCGTAGCGAAATACACTGTCGAAGATTCTGGCTGTTGGATCTGGCACGCAGGCACATCACGCGGCGGATACGGGAAGTTCTGGGACCCGCGGCGATATGGGCACATGGCAGCGCACAGATTCTCTTACGAAACTGCTGTCGGCCCGATCCCTGACGGTTTGCAGATCGATCATCTGTGTCGAGTGCGTGCGTGTGTCAACCCCGACCATCTCGAACCGGTCACACAACGAGAAAACATTCTCAGAGGCGACACACTCGCCACCGCAAAGTTCTACCAAAAGCGTTGCATCCACGGTCACAGGTTCAATACACAGAACACATACACCAGACCCAACGGCACACGCGGGTGTCGTCCGTGCAGAGCAAAACGGCAACGCGAATATCTGAGACGAAAGAATACTCAATGACAACCATTCCTTTCGTTTCTTGGCCCGATGACGGATGGCTCGGCTGTTGGGATCACGGCGTCATCGCCGATCTGATCGCAGGCCGGTTCGGGCAGCCCGCGGGATGGGCAGATATCATCCAGACGCATCACAACATCGACCGTGACGCACCGCTGTACGGCCACGGCGTCGCGGTCGTGCACGTCTCGGGCCGGTTCCATCACGACAAGATTGATGAGCTCAACACGTATCTGGCTCCGCTGGCCGGTGTTCTGCTGATCGTCACATCCGACGAAGAACACCTGTTCCCGATCGAGAACGTGGAGCATCGCAACATGCTGATCTGGCGGCAGCTACCAAGAATCGACGATCCGTCGTTCAGTTTGCTCGACCGCGGATTCGGGGAAGGCGCCCCCGCCGACACGTTCCGGCCTCGGGTCGGCGGGCCACGCGACCTGGCGTGGTCGTTCGCCGGTCAGATCACACATCCGAGACGTGATCATTGGATGCGCAAAATGTCGAACCGGATCACATCGGATATCACGGAACGTGCCGTGCTGGTCGCGTCGAAAGCATTCACCGATGGCGTCGCCCGTGCCGAATATTTGTTGTTGCTGCAACGTTCCCAGGTGGTGATCTGCCCGGCCGGTCCAGTGTCGCAGTCATCGTTCAGAGTATTCGAGGCGTTGGAGGCTGGCGCTGTGCCGGTCGTTGACGCCGTCCGGCCTGACGGCGGCGGTGCCGGATACTGGGATGCGATCTTTCATGACCCGCCGCCGTTTCCGGTCATGGATTCGCCGGGGATGGAACGGGTCGATGAAGTCACCGGCCGTGGCGTTTGGGGGCGTCTCGCTGTCGATGCGTGGTGGCAGCGTGAACGACGCTGGCTGGCTGTCGATCTTGTCGACGCGTTGCGTCGCCTCGGCGCCCCCGTCCCGGCCGGGTGTCTACGGGATCGGTTGACGGCGCTGGTGACGGTCTCACCGATCAACCCGGATCGGCAGCGTAGGATCCTGGGTGAGACGTTGGCGTCGCTGCCTGACGGGATCGAAGTGGTCGTGGCATTCGACGGGGTCCGGGCCGAAGACGAGGCGTTGCGCGGCGCCTATGAGCGGACAGTCGAAACGATCCTTGATGAGATCCGCGACGTCGACCATGTCGTCCCGTACATCCCGGACGGCTGGTCACACCAGGCTGGTCTCGCCACAGAAGCCTTGAGAAGCGTTGTGACGCCGTGTGTGCTGTTTGTTGAGCATGACACGCCGATATGTGGCGATGTGCCGTGGGAAGCGCTGTGCGACGTCGTGGAGGGCACACCGGTCGATGTGGTGCGTCTCCATCACGAGGATGTGATCCCGGTTGAGCATGGCTATCTGATGGACGGGATGGTGCATCATGCCGGGATGCCGTTGCGGATGACCCGGCAGTGGTCGCAACGGCCACACGTCGCGACAACCGGCTGGTACCGGGGCATGCTTGCTACACATTTCGGGCCGGACGACCGGACAATGATCGAAGACGCGATTTACGGGTGGGTGGAGGCCGGGAACGTGCAGGTCGGGATCTTCCATCCCGACGGCGGGATACGCCGGTCGACGCACACTGACGGCCGGGGCGACAGGATCAAACATCCGATGCTGAGGAACGGTGAATGGTATGACGGATAACCGGCAGACCGAACCGTGAGGCTCGGGGTGATCGCCCGCTCCGAGCACCGCGGCTTGGGATACCAGTCCCGGGCGGTCGTCGAACACATGGACCCGGTGTCGGTTCTGCATGTCGACATGGGTGTCCTGGCCCGCGGATTCGATCCGCATCCCGGCTGGTATCCCGACGCGGCGACAGTCGGGTTCGACGGCCACCGGTTCGATGATGTCGATGTCGTACAGGATTTCGTCCGGTCGGTTGACATCATCTACACGGCCGAAACGCCGTACGACTGGCGGCTCTGCGGCTGGTGCCGGACCGCCGGCGCCGGCCTGGTTGTGCACACCAACCCGGAGCTTCATCGGCTCGTTGTCGACCGTGACGGCGAAGAACCGTCAGTCTGGTGGAACCCGACCGGATGGCACATGGATCTGCTGCGTCAACCAGACTGGACGCAGGCGCCGGTGGTTGAGGTTCCGATGCCGGTCGACACGGACCGGTTCCGGCCCGTCAAGCAACCATCCGGCCGTCCGACGTTTCTGCATGTCCAAGGACATCCAGCGGCCGGGGATCGCAACGGCACGTCGACGATCGCCCGGGCACTTCGTCGCGTCGCAGCACAGCAACGGTGGATCATCCGGTCGCAGAACCCGGCTGGTGTGCAACTCCCGGCTGGTGTCACCGGCGACGTGACAATCGCCGGTCCGGTTGATGATCCGGCAGGCCTGTACGTCGACGCCGATGTGCTGGTCATGCCGAGACGGTACGGCGGCCTGTCTCTCCCGGTCCATGAGGCGATGGCGTGCGGGCTGGCGGTTGTCATGCCGGACTGTCCGCCGAACCGGCGGTGGCCGATCATCCCGATGCTGGCGGAGCATCCCGGGGTGATCAACCGGCGTGGCATCGTCGCGTGGTCACCGAATTTCGTTGATTTGGCGGCGGTGTGTGATCGGCTTGACGGGTCACCGGATCTTGTTGCCGGTGCTCAAGCCTGGTCGTTGGCGTGGGCTGCCAAGAATTCGTGGCAGGCCTTGAAACCGGTGTGGCAGGCTGCACTCGAAACAGCGGCCGGTGCTAGCCCCAGCACCCTGCCGAAACGTCCCACGGCTGTGTCCCGTCGCGCAGCCACGTGAACACCGCGGCTTCGTCCTGTTGCCACGGTTTCGCCTGAGCGGCTGTCGCAGCGTCATAGCGTGCAGCATGCCCGTACCACATCCACGAGGATCGGAGGAACTGATACGCCCCCGACGCCCCCGACGACGGGTTGCGGGCGGTGTAGTTGTCACGGGATTCGCAGCGTCGGATGTCTCTGAGGATCGGCGGCCCCCAGATGCCGTGACCGAGGTCGACCCAGCCACCGATCGTCGACGACCCATCGAGCCATCCGGCGATCGCCACGGCAGTGCTTTGGGTCGCAGTCGGCCTGTCATGTAGTACGAGCCATGTCTGGACTTCGGCTGGGGTGCAAGCCGATATCAGCAACGCGAGGGCTACGGCCAGCAGAACAGGTCTCATGTGGGCCTTCCGGTCGGCAGACCCGAACAGGCTACTATCCGCGGGTGGACTATTTCGCTTCGCAGCCCCACTACTCGGCTCATCTCCGGCCGGTCCACGCCCAGCTCGGCGGCCGGGTTTTCGGTACAGCCCGGGCACGGTGGGGCGAAGCCACATATCCGGTCGGTTGCGGGCCGATGTGTGTCGCGTCGGCGGTCGACGCGCAACGTTTCAGCCACCGACCCGTCGTCTACCTCGAGCATGGCGCCGGACAGTCCTACACTGGTGACCCGGCGGCCCGGTCAAGCCCGTCGTACGCCGGAGGGCTCGGGCTCGGCAACGTCCGCTTGTTTATCTGCCCGTCGCAGCGGGTCGCCGACATGTGGCAGGCCACATATCCTGACACGGCGACAGCGGTCGTTGGCTGCCCCCGTCTCGACCGCTCCCGACCGCGCCGCGACCACGCCCGGCGAGGTCGCGCACGGGTGTTGTTCGTGTGGCATTGGGAATGCCGTCTCTGCCCGGAGACACGCACCGCATGGCCATATTGGCGGGCCGTAGTCCTCGACTACGCCACAAGCCACGGCAACACGGCGGGTCACGCCCATCCGCGGGCCCCACAGATCGACGCGTCGATGCGAAGCCTCGGGATGGAAACGTTCGGCGATGTCGACGACGCCCTCGACTGGGCTGACGTCGTCGTCGGCGATAACACGTCGGTCCTGTACGAGGCATGCGCGATCGGTCTGTCAACTGTCGTGCTCAACGCACCCTGGTACCGGCGTGACATCGAACACGGGATGCGGTTCTGGTCGACGCCACCCGGCCCGCAGATCGACGACCCTGCCGGGCTCGCCGACATGATCAGCCGGGTGGCCGCCGACCCGGACTATCACGCCGCGATCCGTCACACAGCCGCTGTCGCAGCCTACGACGGCCTCGTCGACGGTCAGGCCGCGTGGCGGGCTGCCGCGGCGATCCGGGCGGCTGGTCTAGCATGACGCCGTGACCGATTACCGCCGTGGCTTGAAGATCGCCGAAACGGTTCTCGCCGCGGCGGTCGACGGGATCACCGCCGCCGGGCAGGCCGTCCCCGAATTCCGTTACGTTTCGGCGGGTGTACCAGTGTTCGACGGCGAAATGTTGGCGGTGTCGATGCCGTCGATCATCCCGACCGAAGGCGGCCCGGCCGATCAGACCACCCGGCCGATCCGGTCGTTGCATCAACGCACCGCCGAAATAGCTGTGTTTCTGGTCATCCCCGCGGCGACGTTCGACACTGCGGTCGGGCAGGTCATCTTGCCGACCGTCGATGAACTCACAGCCCTGTCCGAACGGGTCTACGCGTCGCAGATCGGGTCGATCACCGGGATCATCGACGCTCTCCGGACGGGACGGTTCGGGGTCGGAACGGTTGTGCTTGCCGATTCGACGATTATCGGGCCGGAAGGCGGATTTGTGGCGGTCGTGACCCGCTGGTACATCGGGATGGCGGCGACACCGACGTGACGATAGACGAACTCGGCGGGACGTTCGGTGCCCGGACGGTGATCGACCCGACGAAACTCGCTGAATGGCTGCGGTCGCCGTCGGGTCCGGTGGTGAGGGAGCTGCTGGTCGCCGGTGATCTCGTGAAAGCCAAAGCCAAAACGTTGGTTGGCATCGACACCGGCAAGCTGCGCGACTCGATCGTGAAACGGATGACCCAAACCCCGAAAGGCCCCGAAACGCTCGTGGGTTCACCGGCCGAATACGCACTGTGGCATCACGAAGGCACCGACCCGCATGTGATCCGTGCAAAGAAACCGGGTGGCGTCCTGACGTTCATGTGGAAAGGCAAACGAGTCTTTTTCGCGTCGGTCCGGCATCCCGGCACGAAACCCAACCATTTCTTGACCGACGCGTTGGATGTCCTGCGTGCCCGCTACGGGCTACGCTGACCATCAACCTGGAGGAGCACCGACCATGCCGACATTCGTCCCGACCGGCCGTGACCACGAACCGATCATCCTGAACCTGCCGGTCTACGACATGACCACGGACACGTGGGAGACCGTCGAACTGCGATGCAAACAGGTCCTGCCGCCACGGCTCATGCTCGACATCGCCGCCGGCGACGAAACAGACATGTCGATCGAACGGCTCGTCGACTACTGGACAGCGGTCCTCTCCCCCGATTCTGCGGCTGTCATGGCCGACATTCTCACCGGCGACAACCAGGGCATCGACCTGAAAGTCCTGACCGAAGCGTTCGGTTGGGTCATGGGGCAGCTCGGGGTTGACGGCGGCGACCCTTCCTTGCCGCCCGTCTGACCTGGTGGGCGGCGCAACACCGAACCTACATCGAGGGCCGCCTGATTCTTGCCGGTGTCGACATCGATCAGATGAACATGTCTGCGTTTCTGTGCTGCGTCGAGGCGATCGTTGTGGACACGGTCGCCGGCGGAATGGGCGACCGGCTCGCGGTCCTCGAAATGTTGCATAAGCAGCCTGAGGAGATGACCGAAACGGGATGGGGGGCGTCGGACACCGCGCAGGCGGCGGCGCGTGCCATGATAGGACTCGCCGACTAGCAGGAAAGGGACATCGTATGGCGATCGGGACGACCGTCGGTTCGGTGTTCGTCAAGATCCGGGCTGACGGTTCGAAGCTCGGATCCGACATGGACGGGGTCGGTGACAAGGCCGGACGCCGGTTCGGTGCCGGGTTCAGCCGCGGGTTCAAAGCCTTGAAAGTCGGGGCGGTCCTCGCAGCCGGGCTCGCAGCGGTTTTCGTCAAGAAAGCGGTCGAGGCGGCCTCCGGGTTCGAAACCGAAATGAATCAGGTGTTCACGTTGATGCCGGGGGCGTCGAAGAAAGCAATGGACGCCATGTCGGCGCAGGTCCTGGGTTTCGCGTCGGATATGGGGGTGCTACCGGAGACAGTCATCCCGGCCCTGTATCAGGCCTTGTCGGCTGGCGTCCCCGCCAACAACGTGTTCGATTTCATGAAGACCGCTCAGAAAGCGGCGCTAGGGGGCGCCACCGATCTTGAGACGGCGGTCGACGGGATCTCGTCGGCGGTCAACGCCTACGGTGCCGATGTCCTGTCAGCAGCGAAAGCCTCTGACGACATGTTCACAGCGGTGAGGCTCGGAAAATGTATCCGTGGGGATCAACGAGTCGTGATGTCCGACGGCACGTATCGTCGCATCGACGAGATGTCCGACGGAGGGACTGTCGTCGCATACGACGGCCGTGGTCTCGTCCCGGCCGAAGCACGGTGGGTGAGCCAAGGCAAAAAGCCGACGGTTACTCTCGAAACACGGCTCGGCAGGAAAATCGTCACAACGTGGAATCATCCCTATCTCGTGTCACGTTGCCGACACGGCGATGCATGTCAACGGCATACCTGCAAACGTGAGGAATGGGTGAAGGTCAAGGACATGGCCGTCGGTGATCGTGTCGCGGTGCCGACACATATCCCGGTCGAAGGAACAGTGTCTGTTGACGAGCATGAAGCGTCGATGCTCGGATTGTGGCTGGCGGAGGGCACCAATGCTCTCGGGTCTGTCGGCATCACAACCGCCGATTACGGAGACGAAATCGAACTGTGGGCAGCGAAATGGGGGCTTTCGGTGACGGGGCGTACCCCCGCCGGGAAAGCAACGACGTACCGTCTCACGGCGGGTCCCCGTGGCACACGTGTCAACCCGCTCACCGAATGGCTCCGTGGAATGGGCCTCGGAGCGCCCGTCGCGAAACATGTCCCTGCGGTGGTGTTCGGATGGGATCGCGAATCGACAGCAACAATGTTGCGATGGTTTTTCAACGGCGATGGTTGGCTCGCTGATCTCCGACCGTCAGGTGCATCCGGGTTTCAGGTCGGCGTCTGCTCGAAAGATGAGCAACTGATCCGGGATGTGTCGCATCTGCTGCTCCGGTTCGGGATCGTCGGCCGTGTCCGTCACCGGCCCAAGGTCCACGCATGGGTGTGGGAAACAAACCGGTGGTCACAGATCGACCGGTTCGTACGGCTCATCGGCATTGATCGCCCCGCGGCACGCCTCGTATCCGGGCACGAGCCGCAGAAACAAAGACGACATGTCGGGCAGATCGAGTTCGATCCGGTTGTCGCCATCGTCGAGAATGAACCCGCGGACGTGTATGACCTCATGGTCGACGGCTACCACAATTTCGTGGCCGAAGACATGATCGCCCATAACACGACTTTCCCTGAGCTGGCCCGGTCCTTGTTCAACGTCACGCCGGTCGCGGCGGCGTTGGGGGTTTCGTTCGATGACGTGACCGCCGGGCTGGCGGCGATCACCGCGCAGGGCACACCGACGTCGGTCGCTGCGACACAGATGCGGCAACTGTTCGTTGAACTATCCAAAGCCGGTGGGCAGGCAGCGACGACATTTCAGGGGCTGGCCGGGAAATCGTTCCAGGATTTCATCGCCGGGGGTGGTGATGTCGCCGGGGCGTTGGCGGTCATGGCGAAAGGCGCCGGTGCGTCCGGTTTGCAGATCCAGGACATGTTCTCGTCGGTCGAGGCCGGGCAGGCCGCTTTGCAGTTGTCGGGCAACAAGGCGTTTGTGTCGACGGTCAAAGAGATGGGATCGGCGGCCGGGGCGACCGGCGCTGCGTATGATCAGATGGATCAGGGGATCGCCCGGTCGTCGGATCGGATAGCCGCGAAGTGGGCGACCATGAAAATCCGTGCCGGCGACGCGCTCGCACCGATCATCGAGAAGATGATGGAGATTGCGTTGGTGTGGGCGCCGAAGATTTCGGCGGCGATCGGTGACATGGTGACGAAGGTCGCAGGGTGGCTCGAAGCAAACCGGACGAAATTCGAGGCGACATGGAACGCGATCAGGATGGTGGTCGTCGGGGTTGTCGATGCGATCCGGGCAACAATCAACAATGTGCGTGACAACATGTCGGCGTGGGCGCCGGTTATGGCTGCGGCGATCGCTGTGATTGTGACCGGGCTGGTCTTGTGGACGGTGTCAGCGGTGGCGGCCGGTGCGGCGTCTATCTCTGCTGCGGTCGCGGCGGGGGTGGCGTGGGCGGCCGCTGCTGCCCCGTTGACATTGACGATCGTGACGATCGCTGCGGTCGCGGCGGCGTTCACGCTCGCTTATCAGCACATCGAAAAGTTTCGTGCCGCGGTCGACGCGGTAGGCCGATTTGTGCGCGACCGGTGGCGTCCGGTCCTCGATGGCATCCGGGCTGCCATCGTCTACACGTTCATCGGCCTCGGACCGCGTCTCTGGGCGTTGATCAGAATCGCCTGGGATTACCTGGTCGCCAAGGTCAAAACTTTGAATCCGATCAATCTCGGCGGCAAGATCATCGGGTCGCTGCCGGGTGTCGGATTGTTTCGGCGGGCCGCCGGGCTGATCCCGGGGTTTGCTTCGGGTGCCGTGTTGACGAAACCGACCTTGTTTGTGGGTGGTGAAGGCGGGTCGCCGCCGGAGATCGTGACACCGCAGGCGTTGATGGCCAAAACGTTTGCTGCTGTCCTGGCCCGTCAAGGCGGCGGCGGTGATATCCGTTTCGCGTCGGGGGCGATCGTCGTGAACATGTCGGGTGGCAGTGACCGGGAGGCACGCCGGGCCGGTGAGACGATCGCCGATATTGTGGCGGCACGGCTCAGTGAGCGTCGCGCCGCGGTGTCTGTCCGTGCTAGGCAGGGGGTGTCGGCGTGACTTTGTCGCATTGGAATCCGTCGACCCCGAACCGTGTCGGTCTCGAGTATGAGGCTGATCTGGCGTCCGGGTCGGTTGGGACGAAACAGTTGTCGCTGGTGCAGGGCTGGATACAGCGGATGCGGTCGGAGACCGCTGAGACTGTCGACGGTGTTGTGGTCGGCCGGACAATCGCTGCGCCGCCTTCGTCTGTGGACGACGATTATTCGGCGTGGCTGCTCGAAGTGTTGACCGCCGGATCGGAAGCAGCCGTGTTCGGGGCGGGAACCGATTATCTACCGAACGGCGATGGTGCTGTAGGCGCTGAGTGGATCACACAGAGTTCTCCTGTCCCGGTAGGGTCGTTGTCGGTCGCTACACAAGCCACATTGCCGTTTAGTTTGGGATTTTCGGCTGACGGCACGAAAGCCTACATCGTCGATTTCACCACCGCGGCGGTCTACCAGTACACGTTGTCGACGGCGTGGGACATTTCGACCGGGACATACGCGACGAAATCGTTGTCGGTCACGACGCAAGAATCGCAGCCGACCGGAATGGGATTTTCGGCTGACGGCACGAAAGCCTACGTCATCGGTTTTATCAACAAAACGGTCTACCAGTACACGCTCAGCACGGCGTGGGACATCAGCACCGGGACATACGCGACGAAATCGTTGTCGGTCGCAACCGAAGATACCGATCCGTCCGGTATCGGATTTTCGGCTGACGGCACGAAAGCCTACATCACCGGCAATATCAACAACACGGTCTACCAGTACACGTTGTCGACGGCGTGGGACATTTCGACCGGGACATACGCGACGAAATCGTTGTCGGTCGCAACCGAAGCTCCCGGTCCACGCGGTATCGGATTTTCGGCTGACGGCACGAGTGTCTACATCACCGATACTTCGACCGCGGCGGTCTACCAGTACACGCTCAGCACGGCGTGGGACATCAGCACCGGGACATACGCGACGAAATCGTTGTCCACAGGTTTGCAAGACATAACTCCGGTTGGTATCGGATTTTCGGCTGACGGCCTGAGCGTCTACATGCTCGGCCAAGCCAACAACACGGTCTACCAGTACACGTTGTCGACGGCGTGGGACATTTCTGCATTGGCCCCGAACCTGTACCTGTCGACCGATGACACGCTCACCAGCACATTCGTTTATGTGTCGAACAGCACCGGGGCGTCGGTCCAGCCGACGTACGAGACACAGTTCGCTGTCGGCGCTGCGACGTTCACATCGAAACGCATCAAACTTCAACTCAAAATCAGTACACGGTTAGCGACGGGTGCAGGCCAAACCGATGTCCCGTGGATCATCGGGTTTACGACCAACTCCGGAACCGATCACTGTATTTTCGCTCAACTCAACGCCGCCGGTAGTTACACGCTTGACCTGCCGGAGATCAATCCGTTTACGAAACTCGCGTGGACGCAGGCAGACGTACAAGCGTTCGATTCGACGTCACGGATCACGCTACGGCCAGCATCGCTGGTGGCCCCGTCGACGTTCACACAGAATGTGGTCTATTCGATGTCGCTCAACGTGGCGGCCGTCGCCGAGAACCGGCAGGCGATAGCGGTCGGCATGGACGCGGCCGCCGCGACAAACAGGCAGAAAACGTTGACGTTGACACAAGACGACGTGACGACAGCATGGACGAAAGCCGTGAACACGACCTATTCGGTGGTGATCCGGGCGTTGTCGCTCGGCGCTGCGACACTCGGCTACCTGTATGTTGATAACGGGACGACACAGGAACGCTGGTATTCGACCGGACCGACGATCCCGTATCTGACCGGCCCGACCGACCCGGGATGGACCGGATACGCGGTCGATGTCGCCGCGGTCACCGCTGACGGTCTGATCGTCGCGACCGGAACAACCACATGGGCGGCAGTCGCCGCGGGTGCGATCGCACAAATCATTTGGCTGTCAGGGGCGACCGAACGGACAGATTCGCAGCCGTACTCGGCGGTCCGCGACGACCCGGTATCGACCGGCGCCGCGTTGTATCAAGAGTTTCTGGCTCCGGCGTCGGCGTCGTTTGATGGCGTCGAGTTCATCGGATACATCCCGTCGACGGCACGACCAACCTCGGATCTGACAGTCGAAGTGCAACGGATCTCCGACTCGACCGTGTTCGGGACAGGGACGGTCACACCGACCGCGGTCGATGATTCGCCGCTGATCGGCGGATCTGCGTGGCGCAAAATCACGGTCGCCATGACCTCTGTTGTGGCGCTCGTAGCTGGCACCGGATACAAGATCGTGTTCTCATCGCCGACCCCCGACAGTCTCCCATACCGGATCCAAGGCCTCGACACGCAGCAGAACTTGACGTCAACCGGATACGGCGCATCGGGTTTCGGTGGGATCGGCTCGAGCGCTGTGATCGGCGGTGTCGCACGCGACGAAGCCGACGTTGTTGCCTGGGCGTACGACGGGCCTACACCACCGGCGTCGCTGACAGGTGTCGGCGGCGCGGTGGCGTCGGCGTGGACCGGCATGATCGGCGTTGACCCGGTCGCATGTCCGCCGACAGCAGTCCCATACATAGCGTTGTCGTGGACTGCGACGACGCTCAGCGGAGGGTTCATCGAATATGATCTGCAACGCCGCGACGCCGTCGACACGACATGGCAGACCATCGCGACGATTATCGTTGAAGCGACCAGTTCGTTCGCCGATTATGAGGCACGCATGTCGGTCGACGTCGACTACCGGATCCGTGCCGTGTCGTCGTACGGTGCCGGGTCATGGTCGACGATCGTCGGCGTGTCGATCGAAGCCGCAGCGGCGATGCTGACGTTCACAACGAACATCGACCGGACCCGGGTCGTCGCGGTGCTCGACACGTACAGCAACGACGCAACCATCGAATACGATTTCGCGGAGGCAAGCCAACTTCTCTCATATCCGGTGCACGGCCGTGACACGCCGGTCGTGTTCAAACCGGTCGAACGGTCAGGATCGGCGTTTGAACGGACTGTCGTCGCCGACGTGTTCGACCTTTCGGCGACGCCACCGGCCGGACCCGACGCGGTCGCGTCGTTGCGTGATCTCGCCGCCGACGCTGCCGTGTCGCTCGTATGTGTCCGTGACACGATCGGCAACCGGTGGTTCGGCAACATATCTGTGCCATCCGCCGCGGCTGTCGTTCTCGACGGTGTCACAGTGATGATGACCGCGACTATTCGTGTCGCTGAATCGTCGATGATCCCGACACCTGCCGCGTCGTGACCACCACCACCCAGTGGCTTGATCTCGCTGCCGGGGTCGGCGGCCGTGCCGACCAGTTCCGGTTCGATGTCGTCAACGCACACCTGTCCGCTGTCGGCACAATCGACATCAAACAGACCCCAGTGGCGACCGTCGTCAACAACATCAACTCGACGATCAAACGGACGCTGGAATGCCAGCCTGTCATCGGTGCCCTCGACGGCGTCGACCTGTTCACGCTACGAATCCGGCCGGTGATGATCCTCCCGGACGGCACAGAATACAACCTCGGCGTGTTTCTTCCGGCGGATGCGTCGGCGGTCAGATGGTCATACGGGTCGAACGTCGAGTCGATGTCGTTTGTTGACCAGGGCCTGATCGTCGACCAGCCGTTGCAGCACGCGTTCGGTGTCGACGTCGGCGGGTCTGTCAAAACGGCTATCGAAACGCTGCTGACCGCCGCCGGGATCACCACATTCCAGATCGATGTCGATGCGACGGTCACATCGCCGATGGGATGGCCTCCCGGTACGAGCCGCCAGCATGCCATCAACCAGTTGGCGGCACGAGCCGGTGGCTACTCCATGTTTTTCGATGGTGACGGTGTCGCACGGGTGATCGCCGCGCCCGCGTTGGATTCGCCGACACTCACATATTCGACGACCAGCCCGAGGATTGTCGCCGGGTCGATCGTCACATCCGACGACACGCTTGATGCACCGAACCGGTACATCGTTATTTCGATGACCGGCGACGGTGTCGGTGTCGCCGCGGTCGGCACATACGACATCGATTCGGCGGCCCCGCATTCGATCCTGAACCGCGGGTTTGTGGTCGCACGTGTGTTGACTGTCGACGGCCTGACATCGGCGGCGGCGGCGACCGCGGCGGCACAGACATGGGCGAAACAAGGGTCACGTAATTATCAGTGGATGTCGTTCACGTCGCCGCTCGATCCGAGGCACGGCACGTTCGATGTCGTATCGGTCGATGTCGGCGACGGTGCTGCTGTCTGGCGTGAGCAGGGCTGGTCGATGCGTCTGATCTCGGGTGGTTTGATGACACATGATCTCAGGAGGTCATGGTGAGATCCAAAATGTTTCCGGCGTCTGTCTCGGCCGGCGGGGCAACGACAGGGTCGGTGATTATCGACGGCGACACGCTGCCGATCGGTGCGGTCAACACTCTCGATTCGCCGTTGGTGGCAGGCGATCGTGTGTTCGTCGATTTCGTCGGCGATTCCGGCGTGTATGTCACAGGTCGTCTCGGTCCGGTTGTTGCCCCGTGGGTCGTGTGGACCCCGACGATCGGCGGGTGGGTTGCAGGCAACGCCGTGTTCGATTGTGCGTATCAACCCAACGCCGGGTTCTGCCATGTCCGGTTCGGGATGACCGTCGGGTCGTCGACGACGTTCGGTGCCGCGTTGACGGTCACACCGCCGGTGGCGGCGGTAGGCGAAGTCGACGTGTACCACGGGATGGCCGGGACGGTCACTGATACGTCGGCGTCGGTGACCGCGCCTGTCGAAGCCCGGTACGTGTCGAGCCTGTTCCGGTTGTACGCGTTGACGTCGGTCACGGAGATGAACAACAGCGGACTGATCTCGACTGTGCCTCACACATGGGCGGTCAATGACCGGGTCGATTTCTGGTTGACGTATCAGACAGGCTAGACCTGATGTAGCCTGATGCCGTGACCGCTATCCAGATCCGGCATCGGACGAAACGGTCGTCGATCGGCGGGCTGCCTCACACCGTCCCGAACATCGACCGGCCGATCCGTACCGTCGACCGGTTCGGGAAACTACTCACCAGGATCTGTCCGACATGCGGCGTGCATCATCCATGCAAAACGACGCATCTGTGGCTCGATGACACCGGTGCGGCACTGATTTCGCCGGGTGTTCTCTGTGAGTTGCAGGCCGCCGGGATGCCGGATCTCGATGTGGTCGGTGGTTCGGTGTCGGCTCCGTCCATCAGCTTGAACGTGCCGCGGGCTATCGTGGACCGTGACAACCGGGCGATCCGCCCTCTGACCTCAGCGAAAGCGAGAACGGTATGAAGATGGGTGCAGGGATGCGTGGCCCCGGGTTCTACGCCGACATGACACCAACCGAACTCACGACGCATCAGGCCCGCGACAACGGTGACCTGTCCGACGACATGATCCGGTTCGACGAACAGATCGCCGTGATCGAAGACATGTCGCCTGCCGAGCGGGCTGCGGTGGCGGTCATGCATTTCGAGGAGCTGAAGAACCGTGGCTGATATTTTGTACGATACGCAACGTAATTCGATGTGGGGTCTCTCGGCGATTTCGTTCGCTGATTTGGACACCGACACGATCAAGGCTCTGCTGCGTGACGAGGGTGTCACTGCCGTGTCGGCCGCGCACACGAACCTGTCGCAGATTTCGACGGCGGGTGTCGGCACTGATCAGACGATCGCATCGCCGACCATCGGTGTTGTGGCGGTCGGCGTGTTCGACCACGCCATCGTCACCTGGACGGCACTGTCGGGTGCGTCGGTCGAATCGCTCGACTACTACAAGTCGTCGGGTGTCGCCACCACCTCACCGCTGATTGCCAACATCGATTCGGCGACCGGTCTGCCGCTCACCCCGAACACCGGCGACGTGACCTTCGACCCGGACGCCACCGGCCTGCTGATCCTCGGAGCCTGACCGTGGCGTTCGCCGACGCCGCCGACATTCCGCCGTGGGCGTTGAAGGCCGCCGAATGGGCTGAGCAGGCCGGGATTATCGAAGGTAAACCGGTGGCCGGTGGTGGTGTGGCGTTCGACGCCGGTGGCATTGTGGATCGTGCACAGTTGGCTACGATCCTGTGGCGTTACGACCGGCAGGCCAACGGCACACCATCCGTGCCGCCGCCTACGCCACCAGTGGTGACCCCAACACCCCCGTCACCGTCGGCATCGGCCCGGCAGGACATCATTGATGCTGTCGGGCCTGTCGGCACGACACACAAGGTCGTCAAGAATCTGGTGTTGACCGACGCCAACCCTCACGCCGAGGGTGTCGAGTTCGAGACGCTTCGTGTGGAGACGGCGCAAGGTTCGATCACCGATTTCGTGTGCCGGGGCGTAGCCAACGACAACGGGTATGCGGTGACCGCTCCCGGAGCGTTCTCGACGGCCGGCAAATACACGCTCACCGCCAGTTCCGGCCTGTTCGGTCGTAGAGGCGACCGGACCGGTGGCGGCGGGTCGATCGCCGTGCCGCCCTATATCACACAGGTGTTCGATCATGTTGAGGTCCGTGACTGGATCGACGGTCTGCGTGGCGCTTCAGGGTCGAAGTTCGTGTGGTGCTACTCGCATGACGTGTACGCTCCGACGACGCAGCACGCCGACGCAGCTCAGATCGAAGGCCAGTCCGACATCCTGTTCGAGGATACGATCCTTGAGGCCGGGGCGTGGCTGGCATCCGATGGTCTCGGCAATTCGGCGTTGCAATGTTCACAGCGCCTCGGCGACGTATCCAACATTGTGATACGCCGGGTGTGGGCGTCGGCCGGGAACCACGTCTTCAATTTCGGGATCAAGAAATCTTCTTCTGGGGTGTATGCGAACATGCTGTTGGAGGATGTCACGTTCGAGGGTGTGCCCGGCACTATTGGCCGTCGGGCTAAACGGCTGCCGTTGCGGATTGCGGACCGTTCGGCTTTCACAGTTGTCCGCTGTTTCGACGATTTCACCGGTTTGCCGGTGCACTGAGGGTAGGGCGTCGTGGCTGTCGCCGTTGTCAATGACGCCTTGCAGGCGCAGAACACCGGGCAGACAAACCCGGTGTCGTTTGCGTTTCCGTTTGTGCCTTCGGCCGGTAACCGACTTCTGGTGTTTCTGGCGCAGGATTCTTCGCCAAGGCATTATTCGACGTGTGTGCTCGATGGGACGGTGACGACGTGCACTGAGATCGCCAACGGTACGGGTAGTTCGTCCAAAGAGTGGGGGATGGTGTTCATTTCCGACACGTTGTCGGGGACCGTGCCGACAACGGTCACCTTGTCGGGCGACGGAACGGTCGAACAAAACCTGGTGATGGTTGTCGAAATCTCTGGTATGGACACGACGCCCGGGTCGACGTCATCGACGATCGAAGTGTTGCGCACCAATTCGTCCGGTGTGACGGTGACGTCTCTGGCGTTGAATGGCACAGCGACAGTGACGGACGCCGGTTCGTTGACTGTGGCGGTGGTTGCGCTCAATTCTTCTGCCGGTGCGCAGGGCGTCGTAGCGGGCTGGACACAGTTTGCGTCGTCGGCGTCGTGGACCAATGTCAGTGCGTTGGCGTGGCACGAGGCAACCACCACGTCTGATGACCCTGACGTGACATTGACATGGACGACGGCACGTCAGTGCTGGGGCTGCACATTCACGGTACGCCCTGCCGCCACATCGAGCGCTCAGGCGTTGACCGGTGCCCTTCACTCGATCATCACGACGCATGTCGCCGGTGTTGTCGCGTCGATCAAAGCGCTCGCCGGTGCCGTGCATCCGGTGACGGTGACACATCCCGCCGGGGCGGTCGCTGCCGGGCCGGTCAACTTGGCCGGTGCCGCACATCCGGTTGGTGTCACCCACCCCGCCGGGACGGTCGCTTCGGTCAAAGCTCTCACCGGGGTAGCGCACACGCCGACGATCGGCCATCCGCAGGCGACCTTGACGGTCGGTCCCGTCGGCCTTGCCGGTCAGCCACATGCCGTCGGTGTGACGCATCCAGCCGGGGTTGTCACTGTCGGGCCGGTCGCGCTCGTCGGACAAGCCCACACGGCCATCGTGGCACATCCGGTCGGGGTAGTCGCTGATCTTGTCGCTCTCACCGGGGTAGCACACACGCCGACGGTGACGCATCCAGTCGGGGCAGTGAGCGCGGGTGCCGTCGCGGTCACCGGTGTAGCGCATCCGGTCGCTGTGACCCATCCGGTTGGGACGGTTGATGCGGGTCTGGTGGCGCTCGTCGGGCAAGCCCATCCAGTCGCAGTGAGCCACCCCGCCGGGACGGTCGCCACGGTCAAAGCCCTCAGTGGGCAAGCACACGCTGCGATAATCACGCATCCTGTCGGGTTGCTGGCAACGGGGACAACTGCGCTGGCCGGGCAAGCCCATCCTGTCGCCACAATCCATCCGGCCGCAACGTTGACAGCCGGGCCGGTCGCGCTGGGCGGTGTCGCACATCCGGTCACGGTCACGCATCCTGTTGGGATAGTCGCGTCGGCCAAAGCCCTGGCCGGTGTCGCACATCCGGTGGCAGTCATCTATCCGCAGGCTGCCCTGTCGCCAGGCACGGTCGCCGTCGGTGGCGTCGCGCATGCCGTCGCGACGACACATCCGGTCGGGGCAATGAGCACGGGTGCCGTGGCGTTGACCGGCGCCAGCCACACTGTCGCAGTCAGTCACGCCGTCGGGCGACTCCACGCCATCTACATGCTGGCCGGGGCACTCCACGCTATTGTGGTCGGTCATCCTACCGGGACAGCCGTGTTGGCGGTCGTGAACCTGCCTGGCACGTCACTGCTTGCCATGTCGACACCGTCGCAGATCGAAGCATCCCGGATGACGCTGCTTGCCGCAGCCGCCCCGTCGCAGATCGACGCGCACCGACTGTCGCGGTTCGCTGCGGCTGCGCCGTCTATGATCGACGCACATGACTAGCCAGATCGTCGACGTGACCCGCATCGAACCGGTGGTCGGCACCGGCATCGTGTTCGTCGCCCGCTGGTTCTCTGACGCTGATTCGTTGACACCAGCCGACCCGACCGGTGTGACGTTTAGGGTGCAGCTCCCGTCGGTGGCCCCCAACGACGCCGCGTACGTCTACGGCGTCGACTCGGAGGTTGTGAAGAACGGTGTCGGCGTCTACGAGTTCCGGTACGCGGCGTCGGAGGCCGGGCTGGTGGCGTTTCGGGCGGAAGCAACGGGTGCGGTTGTCGATTCGGTCGAGTGGACGGTGCATTTCCGGCCGACGGTGTTCGACGCGACAGCCGGACCGTAACAAGGTAGACATTACAGCCGTCACATGCCATAATTAGTGTATGGCTAACCGGCAGATGATGATCGACGATGACGCCGTGCTCGAGCGGATCCGTGTCTTGCGGGCCGAGCTGGCTGCCGCGCCTCGGGCCGTGCCGACGGTCGCCGAGATCCTTCGGACTCCCGAAGCGGCGTGACAAACCACTAGACACCGGCCATAACTCGTGTTACACTGTGGGTACACAACCACAGGAGCACAACATGACCACCACCCAAACCCAAGCCGAGTTTCTCGAAGAGCCCACCCGGGTGTGGAGCATCAGCTACCTCGCCGAAATGATGGGGGAGGACACCAGCGAAGAAATGGCTGAGGCCATGCGGGACCTGCTGATCGAAGCGGGCTATCTCGACTGGTCCGATGGCAACGGCGGATGGACCGACGACGACGGCGGTCTGCTCTACCCCATCCCCGATGACATCTGGGACCGTCTGCTCGCCGAAGCGGTGACAGCATGACCACCACCGAAGGTAAAGCCGAAGTCCTCGCCGCGAAGTGTGCATCTTGCGACCGGGCGATCAGCCCCGTGGCTCGGGAGACGTTTCCAAGTGGCACTGTGACAGTGTGGGAGCCGATCGATGGCGGTCCGGTCGAGTGCCCGGCGAAGCGGCGACCACGGTACTGTGTCCCGGCCGGGTGGGTCGTCAGCCGGGACGGATGGGCAGGAGCATGAGCGCCATCATCACACTGTTCGGCCCGCCGGTCATGGTCGGCCTGCTGGGTTTGATCATCCGCTGGGAGCTCATCGAGCGTCGAGGCCAGTGGGGGAC